CGTTCCTGTGGCATCTGACCAGCAACTGGCCCAGGATGCCACAGGAACGGCCGGCGAGGCGATCCTGGCCGAGGCCACCGCCAAGCTGGAGAAGGCCAAGACCCCCGGCGGCCTGACCTTCGGCGATGCCATGATGGCACTGGGCGCCGACTTTGGCTTCAAACCCGACGCCACCGCCGCCAAGCTGACCCCCGAGCAGGTCCGCCGCGGCAACCTGCTGGCCCTGGCCCTGCGCACCCGCGGCGGTTCCCTGGCCAGCCTGATCGAGGACGCCGGCGCCAGCCGCCCCGACCCGGCCGCGACCACCGCCCGGGCCGCCGCCCCGGTCAAGGACGATCCCCGCCTGGAGAAGCTGGCCGCCGATGGCCTGCGCCTGCGCGACCTGGTCGCCTACATCCAGGCCGGCCGCGGCGACCTCGCCGAGCTGGAGCAAGCCGCCGCCCTGGCCCAGGAAGTCGGCCCCGAGCTGGACCGCCTGCCGCTGGATCAGCAGCGCATCGAGGACATCCGCGCCGCGGTCGAGTTCGCGCAGGAGGGGCAGACGCTGAACCAGGGCCGCGAACTGGCTGCAGGCAAGCGCGGATCCATCACCTTCGGCGGCAAACCCAACGAGCGCCGGACCCTGATCCGCCTGTTCGAATCCGCCGACCTGTCGACCTTCCTGCACGAGTCCGGCCACCTGTACCTGGAGGTCCTGGCCGACCTCGCCGCGCGCCCCGGCGCCCCGGCGCAGATCACGGCCGACCCGGCGCAGGCCCTGGCCTACATCGGAGCGACCAGCTACGACGGCATCACCACCGAGCAGCACGAGACCTGGGCGCGCAGCTGGGAAGCCTACCTCACGGAGGGCAAGGCGCCGACCGCCGAGCTGCGCAGCGTCTTCGCCCGCTTCGCCGCTTGGATGGCCAGCCTGTACCGCTCCGTCAAGGGCCTGGCCGTCAACCTGACGCCCGAGGTCCGCGGGGTCATGGATCGCCTGATCGCCACCCAGGAGGAGATCGACGCCGCAGCCAAGAGCATGGGCGACGACGGGTTCAGCGCCCACGCCACCGAGGTGGGGCTCACCGCCGAGCAGGCCGCCCAGATCGTGAAGGCAGACGCCGAGGCCTTCACCCAGGCCCAGAACGACCTGCAGGCCCAGGCCATGCGAGAGATCCGCCGCGAGCAGGAAGCCTACTGGCAGGAGCTGCGCGCCGAGGTCCTGGCCGAGGTCGAGGAGGAAGTCAACGCCCAGCCGGTCTACATCGCCGAGAGCGTCCTGCGCAGCGGCACGCTGCCCGGTGGCGCACCCCTGCGCGAGGGCATGCCGGCCGTGAAGCTGGACGCCGCCGAGATCCGCCAGCGCATGGCCAGCCGCTTCGCCTCCAAGGAGGAGCAGGACGCCAACCTGAAGCGCTTGGCGATGATGCGCAGCAGCACCACCGGCATCCCGCTGGATCAGGCCGCCGAGCTATTCGGGTTCGACAGCGGCGCCGACCTGCTGCAGGGCCTGCTGACCATGCGCCCGCGCAAGGAGCTGATCGAGGCCGAGACCGACGCCCGCATGCGCCAGCGCTTCGGCGACATCCTGACCGATGGCACCATCGCCGAGAAGGCCATGGAGTCGCTGCACGGCGAGAAGCGTGCCGATGTCCACCAGGCCAAGGTCCAGGCCCTGGCCAGGAAGGTCGGCAAGAAGTCCGCCCCGATCGAGGTCATGCGCGCCGCAGCCGAGGCCCGCATCGCCGAGACGCCAGCCGGCGACGTGCTGCCGCACCTCTACCTGCGCGCCGAGTTCAAGGCCCGCGAGCAGGTACAGAAGCACCTGGCGAAGCAGGAATGGGAGGCCGCCCTCGCCGCCAAGCAGCGCGAGCTGCTGAACCATGAGCTGTACCGGGCCGCCATCCAGGCGCGCAAGGACATCGACGCCGCCCTGGAATACGCGCGGAAGTTCGACGAGCAGAAGACCCGCGAGCGGGTCGGGAAGGCCGGCGGCTGGGAGTGGACCGTCACCGCCAAGGACGGCGCGCGCTTCCAGTTCCCGACCGAGGAGGAGGCCCGCCAGGCTGCGGCCAAGCTGGGCACCACCACCTGGGAGCGGACCAGCGGCTACCTGGAGCAGATCGACGGCCTGCGCGAGCGCTACAGCCTGAAGCGCGGCACCGCCAAGGACGCCGAGCGCCGCCAGTCCCTGAACGCTTGGGTTGCCCAGCAGCAGGCCGCCGGCGTCCCGGTGAACCTGCCGCCGCAGCTGCTGAACGAGGCGCGCAAGGTCAACTGGCGCAAGGCGCCCGTCGCCGACCTGATCGGCCTACGCGATGGCCTGGCGCACATCAACCACCTGGCCAACACCAAGAACAAGCTGTCGAAGGCGCAGAAGCAGCGCGAGCTGCTGGCCCTGGCGCGCACCCTCGCCGCCACCCTGGAGCGGACTAAGCCGAACCCGAAGCCAGCCGACGCCGAGGATGGGCGCGGCAGCAAGACCCTGGAGAAGGCCGCCGACTTCTGGGCCGCACACCGCAAGGCAGCCAGCCTGCTGCGCGAAATGGACGGCTGGGAAGACGGCGGCGAGTGGACCAGCGCCCTAATGCGGCCGATGAACGAGGCGGCCGACAACGAGGCGACCCTGGCATGGGCGGCCAAACAGCGGCAAGACGCGCTCTGGGACACCTGGCACAAGGAGATCGGCAAGGGCGACTGGCAGCCGAACGAGCGCAAGCCCTTCGACGGCTTCCGCGGCGGACTGACCCGCATGGGTGCAATCATGGTTGCACTTAACTGGGGCAACGAGGGCAACCGCGCCCGCCTGCTGGAGGGCAACCGGCTGACCGAGGCGCAGGTCCTGAAGGTCATCGACGCCCTGGCGCCGGCCGACCTGAACCTGGTCGAAGGCGTCTGGGAGCACATCGACAGCTACTGGTCCGAGATCCAGGCGCTGGAGCAGCGTGTCACCGGCACCGCCCCCGAGAAGGTCGAGGCCGCGCCGTTCCCCACCAAGCACGGCACGATCAAGGGCGGCTACTTCCCGATCGTGAACAACAAGGAAGCGGCCACCGCGCGCATCGACGGCGAGGCCAAGGACTGGGCGGCGCAGATGGCGGCGCAGGCTTTCGGCCGAGCCGTCACCAAGCACGGGCACACCAAGGCGCGCGCTGCAATGGGACTGGGCCAGCCCCTGAGCCTCGACCCCAACGCCATCGGCCGGCACCTGACCCAGGTCATCCACGACCTGACCCACCGTGAAGCGCTCAACGACGCCGCGCGCATCCTGGCAACCGCCGGCGAGACCATCGACCGGCACATGGGCACGCGCACCACCGCGCAGCTGAAGACCTGGCTGGGCGACATCGCCACCGGCGGCCGGCCGTCGACCGGTGCCGCCAAGTTCATGGGCTGGCTGCGCCGCGGCTTCAGCATGGCCGCCATGGGCTTCCGCCCGATGACCGCCGCCCTGCAGACCACCGGCTTCATCAACGGCGCCCAGCGGGTCGGTGTCGGCCGCATGGCCTACGCCATCCGCCAGCTGTTCGACACCCCGGCAGGGTTCTCCAGCAACTTCGCCCTGGTCATGGATAAGTCGAAGATGATGGCCAACCGGATGCGGACCCAGACCCAGGACATCACCGAGGTCATGGGCGGCATCAAGCGCGACCGCTTCAGCCAGTCGCAGGAGGCCGTCACCCGGTACGGCTTCTGGATGATCCAGAAGATGCAGACCACGGTCGACACCGCGACCTGGCTGGCCGGCTACGCCCAGGCCATCGAGGGCGGCGCGATAGAGGCGGACGCCATCGCCCAGGCCGATCAAGTCGTCATCGACACCCAGAGCGGCGGCCAGATCAAGGACCTGTCCGGCGTCCAGCGTGACGCCTATGGCCAGGCCTTCACCGGCGCCTTCACCTACGGCGCCATGCTGTTCAACCAGCTGCACGACGTGGCCGGCAGCGCCCGCGCGAAGGCCCGCGCCGGAGACACGGCCGGCGCCTGGATCACCGGCTTCACCGGCTTCATGCTGACCGCCGCCCTGCCGGCGGCGATGACCCTGGCCCTGCGCGAACTGCTGCGCGGCACGCCCGAGAAGGAGAAGGACCCCTACGCGAAGCGCTACGGCATCGAGCTGCTGTCCACCATCATGGGGACGATGATCGGCGTGCGCGAGCTGTCCGGCGCCATTCAGGGCTACAGCTACCAGGGACCAGACACCACCAAGACCCTGGGCGCCTACACCGACCTGATCGGCCAGATTGCCCAGGGCGACCTGGACAAGGGCCTGCTGCGCGCCGTGAATGATGCGGTCGGCGGCACGCTCGCCCTGCCAGCCGGCCAGCTCTGGGCGACCGGAACCGGCTTCCTCGACTGGATGGACCACCCCAGCGCCGACCTCCGGCCCATCATCTTCGGCCCGCCGCCCAAGCGCTAACGGCACCCGCCGGGGTGCCTGTGAGTCAGACCCTGGCGCGGCTATCCTGCCCGCCGGGGTTCCGCCATGACCGTCAGCAGCACGACCGCCCGTCAGACCTACATCGGCGACGGCTCGCTCGCCACCTACTCGTACAACTTCCGCATCTTCGACGCCGGCGACCTGGTCCTGGTCAAGCGCGACACCGCCACCGGCATCGAGACCCTGCTGGCCCTGACCACGGACTACACCGTGACCGGCGCCGGCGGCTACAACGGCGGCACCTTCACCCTGCTGGCCGGCGTCCTGCCCAGCGGCTACGAGCTGGCCGCCTACCGCGAGCTGGACCTGCTGCAGTCCACCGACCTGCGCAACCAGGGCACCTTCCTCGCCGAGATCCACGAGCGCGTCTTCGACCGCCTGATGATGATCGCGCAGCAGCTGCAGGACCAGCTCAACCGGTCCATCCGCCTACCCGATTCCGAGGCCGGCGGCGACCTGCTGAAACTTCCGGCCAAGGAGATCCGCGCCGGCAAGCAGATGACGTTCGACCCGACGACCGCCGACCCGACCGTATCGAGCCCGGCAACCGCCGCAGTTTCGGCGGCCATGGAGCCGGTCGTTGGTAGCGCAAACCTGGCCCTGGCGCGCGCCGCACTTGCCATAGGGACCGAGATGGGACCGGTGATGAATGCCGCTACCCTTGACCTCGCCGCCACCGCGTTCGAGTTCAAGGCAACCGGAGGCACGGCGGATCGGTCGCTTGCTGATCGCGCTTCCGACGTGGTGAACGTCAAGGACTTCGGCGCCATCGGTGACGGGTCGGACGAGACGGCCAAGATACAAGCCGCAATCGACAGCCTTACTAACGGCGGAACAGTAGAGATACCAGCAGGGACCTATATCTTTACATCGATCGAAGTTAAAACAGGAGTGACGCTAAAGGGGGCTGGCGGGGTCCTTAAGCTAAAGAGCAATACATGCGTAAATGCTGGAACTGCATATTATTTAATCCACAACATTGGTCACACCAATGTTCGCTACGAAAGTCTGATTATAGACGGCAACATGGCGAACAACGCTTTGTACCTGGTAGCTGACGCTATAACTGCAACCGGTGCTGGGGTTGTGGTAAGGGACTGCTACATCTACAACACGCCAGACAGCGGTATCATGTTTTCCGACGCACCACGTGGAATGTGTTACGGGAACAGGATAGAAACCGGAGGTGACCTTGGGATATATGTAAACGGGTCAGAGGGCGGAAGTAACAGGGCGACGATGAGCGTTTGCGGGAACATAATCGACGGCTTCCCGTTTGGCGGGGTAGGTGTAAAGCGCAGCGCAGAGAACGTGACCGTATCAAACAACATCATAACCAATTGCGGGAACGGCATAACCGTCGAGGATTTCGGAGTTGGGGCAGGAGGTGCCCCCGACCACCTAATAATCACGTCCAATACGATGCGCGGAATAGGGTACACCAAGCGTGGTACTGATGTCGCAGAGGCGGGAATAGTCCTAAACTTTTGCACTAACGTCATCGTGTCAAACAACAAGATTGAAGGTGTCAGTGGGTTTGGGATAGATCTTGGCGGCGCAACAGATTGCATCATCTCCAATAACCACCTCATTGGTTATGCCGCTAGCCCTGGGGCGTCAGGAAACACCGGACTCTATGCGGCGGTACGTACAGCCGTTACTCCGACTAGGAACACGATACTAGGCAATCAGTTCATCGGGTTCTACCATTACGGAGCCAGGTTGACTGCGCTAACCGCCAGCCTGGTGTGTGATAATGTCTTTTCAGCTACCCAAACGGGGGTTAGGTTCGACGCGGACTGTGACACAAACACGATAAGCCGTAACAGGATCAGCGGCACTCCTGACGTAGAGTACTACACTGGTGCGTCGTTCAACATTATGCTGCACAACTACCTTGCCAGCGGTGGAACCGCTTGGGAGAAGGCTGGACATGTACGATCAATCTCGGTCGCAACGCCGGTCGGAAACATAACCCCTGCCTTCCCTGGTCAGTTGTGCTGGATTACGACTGGAGGTCCTAAGATATTCATGGCCTATGGACTGGCCGACACCGAGTGGGTGCAGATTGGGTGACCTCGTTATGCTCACCGAACGCCAGCAACAAGTCCTCGACGACTTCGCTCGCGCTACCTTCTCACTCGATCTCCAGGGCATCGCCCTGACAGCCTGGGTAAGCGCCGCCAACACCGTCAGCGTGCGCTTCCAGAACGAGAGCGGCGGCACCCTGGACCTGGGCAGCGGGACGCTCCGTGTGCGTGTGATCAAGCCCTAGGTTCCCTCCGCACCGGCCGCGCTACCTCATAGATCCATGCACCTTCCACCGGTCCATGTCGCCATAGTCGCCTTCAGGGGCACCAGGCCCCTGGCGGCAGCCATCGGGAAGCCGCGCCAGCGGGTCCAAGAGTGGGCCCGCCCTGCAGCTGACGGAGGACGCGACGGCGAGTTCCCCGACACCGTCATCGCCCGCGAGGTCTACCAAGCCGCCAAGGCGCGCGGTCTCGCCCTGTCATCCGACGCGCTGTTCTTCGGCATCGACCTGACGCCGCAGGAGGCTGACACTATTGCGGCGTCGATGCCGCCGCAGGCCCGGGCGGCGTGGTGGCCGCTCCTGCACGCGCCAGCGCTTTCGCCAGCGCGGCAGCGCGGTCGGTAACGTCCTTCACTTCGATCCGCTCGACCCAGAGCTTCAGATGCTTCCCCAGCAGCTCCAGCGCGCGCGTCTTGTCCCAGAACTTCACCTTGCGGGTGAACCCGACTTGCTCGCGGTCTTCGCCCTGGCCCTCGAACAGCTCGTCGACCTCGACCGCAGAGATAGCCCGGCGCACGTCGACGGGGATGTCCTTGATCGCCTTCAGCTTCCCGTCGTCGTCGAAGGCCTCGCCGATGTCGACCCTGGCCAGCCGTAGCAGCTCGCGCAGCACGTCGTCGGCCTTGATGTCCAGCCGCTCGGCCTGCTTCGCCTTCAGGCTGGCGACCAGCGCCGCCACGTCCGGCCGTTGCAGCAGGTGGCACCCCTTCTGCGCCGCCACCTTCCCGTCCTTGGCCGAGTAGCCCGCCCGCAGCGCCGCCGCCCCAGGGTCCAGGTCCACAACGTACTCGCGGGCGAAGCGCTCCATCTGGGGCGTCAGGCCAGCCTTGCGGCCGGGCGGACGTGCCGAACCCTTCCCGGCCCGGTTCCCGGGCTTGAACTGGCTGGGCGTCGGCTTGCCATCCTTGTAGGGCACGGCCGGATCCTACCGCCGCACCGCCGCCGGGGAACCCCGGGGGATTTCGACCAATACCGGTTTGCACATCGTTCGCTTGGGAGTACCAATACCGGTTTCCGGTGCAAACCCCCGGCCGAAAGGCTGGGGTTCTTTGTTTTCTGGCATTCCCCACATGAACAGGCGCACCCGGTCGGGGTGGACCTCCACCTTCTGGATCCACTCGCGCAGGATGGCGGCCCGTTCCACTGGCGAGCAGTCCGCCGCCTGGAAGCGCGCCAGGGCCCGGCCGATCGTGTCCAGCGCCAGCTCGATGTTGTCGGCATCCACGCCCCGCACCGCCAGGATCGCCTCGGCCTCGACCAGCCGGCGGTCGATGGCCTTGGAGTCCTCGCCGAGGGCTTCC